ATCATTTGGAAACTCTTTTTGCCAACGATCAATTAATTTTTTCTTTCTAAAGGGTATACGTATATCTTTCCAATGCTCCGGCCACTTACCTTTCCAAGAATATTTTATTTCAACTTCATAAAAGTATTCTCTTGGTTTAATTGTTGAAACATCATGATCAATTTTATTACATACTAAATCAAACGACATTGTTTCTCTGTCGTCTATGTTTACATACCCATTTAAGTTTAGCCATTTTATCATGGCTTTTTTAGCAGGGGGATCTGACTGATTATATAAATCTTTATCAAAGGGTTTGGTCGTATTCATCGTCTTCTCCTTCTTCATTACGATCTATCTCAGTCATCCTACCTGTTTCACTATCATAATGCAAGTAGGCAGCTATACCAGTATCTCCGGTATACCTATTCTTTAGTACACGTAATACAGTTGTGTTTGCTTCGATAGGATCATCAGCTTGCTGATTACGTTCTAAAGCTATTACCGAATCAGATAGATGTGCAATAGCTGCTGAACCACGTAGATGAGACAGAGATACTTCTCTACCATCTTCATGACCACGATCACCCATTGGCCTTCTTAGGTGGCTTACCAACAATAAAGATATACCTGTTTCTTCAACTAAAGATCTTAGCTTAGTCATTAGTATGTCAATGGACTTACGTTCATCTCCGTTGTCTTCCTGACCAGATACTAGGATAGATAAGTGATCTAATATTACCCACTTTGTATCCATAGCTTTAGCCATGAAGCGAACACGATTTAAAATTTCATCGTTACTAACACTACCAAAGTGATCAAAAGCAAAAAACCTATTAGTTCCTGTGGTTTTATCACGCCATTCTCTTAAATCATTTAAACTATGTTGATCTCTAATCTCTTTAATATAAAGTCTAGCATTAGCTTCAACAGACATTAGATGAAATATCGTATTCCTTACACTCTCTTCTAAAGCAAAGAAGCCAATATTATCTTTAGTATTCTTTAATAGATGGTGAGCAAGCTCTCTAATAATACTTGACTTACCCATACCAGCGCCAGATGTAAAGCATACAAGCTCTCCAGTACGGATACCATACGTTTTCTTATTCAACCCTTCCCAAGGATATGGGCAAGTATCACAGTAATCTTCTTCAAAGAGTTCATCACCAAAAGAACCAAGGTTAATAATACCAGCAGGAGTATAGGGTTCAGCGTTCCACCATGACTTTGTAAATCTTTCTCGTTGATTTACTTGAAGATATTCATTGGCATCTTTAAGATCAAGATTAACAATACGACATTTGTTAGGCTCGAATAACTTAGCTACATCTTCGGCTGCATCTTTACCTTGCTTATCATTATCAAAACATATAACAATATTTTCAAAGCTGTTAAGAAAATCAAAAGATTTTTTACAGTTATTAGCTGCTGACTGTGCGCCATTCTTTACAGATACTACAGGCCACTTTGATCCAAGCAATTCATAAGCACTCATAGCATCAAGCTCACCTTCTACTACAGTGACATACTTTCCGCCTTTGCCGAATAAGTTTTCACCAAAGAGAACAGCTTTAGATAAATCACCTTCAACCCAGAAGTCTTTGCTTTCTGTTTTTCTAACCTTAGATGCTATATGCTCACCATCTTTATCAAAGTATTTATAGATATGATGGCTTTGATCTGTGCCTCCATTATCATTTACAAATGTATTATAAACTTTAGCAGAGTTCTCTGAGATCTTTCGATCAGTAAGTGCTGCTAAATACCCTCCACTTTTAAGTGATGTAGATGACACTGGTGTTGTAGTATTAGATTGCATGTGAGAACCTTCATTATTAGAAAAACGTGTATTGCAAACAAAACAAAAAGAATGCCCATCACTATGTTGGACATTCCCGTTACTTGATCCACATTCAAGACATGGACCTCTTGATAACCAGCCTTCGGCCATTACCATTTTCCTTTACTGTATTGAAACATTTCATTAGTAATGTTTTTTCTTTTAGCTATCACCTCCCTTTCTACAGATATTAAAAATTCTATTTGATCAATTCTTTCAAGCTTACTAAAGGCATCTTCAAAAGTAACTATCGGGCTTTGTCTTCCTTTTCTTTTATAAACAGTAATTAATGTTTCTGTCATTAATCTTAACCTTTTTTAATAGTGTATTTAAACTTTGGATCAGATCCTAGGTGATACCAAAGAATATATCGAGAGTCAAGAGCTTCTTTAGCAGCTTTATAAGTATTAAAACTTTCTAATATTTTTTCTTTTCTATTATGTATGACATGCATATTCCAAATCTTTTTCATCGGGCAACGCCCCCGCATGGAGGGGGGGTGTTGACCGGACTAACTATACTCATCAATATCATTTTGAATATTTTGTATAAATTCATTTTGATCAGCTACCATATCTTGTAGTTCTTCTTTGGCAAGTTTTTTTGCAGTTTTAGAGTCATACCCCTCGTTCTTATATTGAGAAGTAAGTTCTCTAAAAATTTGTTTTCTTTCTCTTTGCCAAATATTTTTGGACATCTAACTAGATTCGCTGCCTTCTTCAAGATCATCCCAAAACTTTGCCGCATCTTCAGGATTATGAGGATCATAACCACACTCAATCATAAACTCATTTAATGCATTGTATTCTTCTTTGGTTGTGTTTACCTTTTTTCTGTAAGCTTCAAAGTCTATTACATTTTCGTTTTGTTTTTCAACTTCCCATGATTTATCAACAGAAATTCCATTAACTTTTTCTAAATCTTTAGTCAATATATCAATCCTTTTTTTAGAACGGTTTAGCTGTCTTTTCAATGAGTTAATTTGTTTGGTAAGAAGTTGTTTTTCTTTATCAATTTCTACCATCTCTTCTGCTCCTTTAATTGGTCTGGTAAACCTTCCTCCAACATAGTTATTATAATAGGCATACTTATCTGTACCGTCAAGTATCTTTGTAAGAACTCCAAGTTTAATTTGATAATGAAGTTCATAGTATTTCATTGTTCTTTTATTTTCGTACTGATCTATTAATACGAATGTAAAGTTTTTCTTTCCTATCTTTTTAATATCTTCAAGCAAAGATTTAGAAGATCCCATGTATTCTTTCCAGTTAGAACCAACAGTCTTTCCATTTCTTTTTACGAAGTATTGTTTACATCCTATATAAGCTTGCTTTGTTTTTTTATTAGTAATTTTATAGACAAAACCAAAATACTTATCAGGATTTGGTTTTATTTTTTTATCATAAGTCCAATGCATTATTCTATTAGCTCTTCAACTTCTGGTTGTCTTCCTATTTTTGTAAGATATCTTTTATTTTTTGCATAATTAAATACACGAAGTCCTTGACCATTATTAGCATCTGACCAACACTCTCTTTTATAGTCACAATAAACACAACCAATAGGAAGCTTATAGTTGCCAGACTTACCATCAGGTATATCGGAATAGCACCGATCAGGTATGTTATTATCTGACACCATCTTTTTAAGATATTCCACACGTTTTGTAGCATTAATCATTTCCAATGAATGTACTGGAGTTAAACATATTTCACCAGTTGATTTATCTATAACAAGAAATGCAGCTTCATCTACTTCATTTGCTTGAGCGTATGCAGATATCTGAGAAATATATCCAAAAGGATCGTCTTCATAAAGCCTGTTTTGTTTAAACTTTTCAAAGCTTTTTCCTGAAGCACTTTTACAATCAACTAAGATACCATCTATTACAGCATCTTGGTGTCCTTTAATACCTTGTATATCTAATTCTTTTTGAGTTTCTTTTACAGTATGACCTGCAACACGGGTAAGAAGAAGAAGAAGCTCTTCAAGGATATGACCATATAAGAATTTAATTTTTGTGGAAGAAGGTAAAGGATTTCTTTTTTGTTTTAGATTAGACCTATACCATAGCTGTCGATTAGGTTTCCCTATAGCAGACAGTCTTAATTTATTATCATCTTTTCTATCTTCACAAAGAGATAATGTAATCTGACTACAAACTTCTAAGGCAAATTTATTTAGATGTTCTGGTAAATCTAATAGCTGTTTTTTATTTAAACTACCATCATCAAAAAGACTATAGATATCTTTGACTAGATTATTAATATTTTTTTTAGGCATGGGAAAATGGGGAGCCACAGAACGTGACTCCCCCTTTCAGGTTATGATGCAAAAGGAATATCATCATCAGATGTGTAACCAGATTCGACTACATCGAAATCCTCACTATCTTCTGATGCATAAGGTACGAGTTCAGTAACCTGTACCTTCTGTAGATCGGCAGACCTACCTTCTTTATTCTTCCAAGCCCAATCATAAGGACGATAAAGAACATTAACTTTAGATCCATTGCCAATCAATGTATTAAACATTGGCTGACGCATAGAGTCTACAAGTTCTGGTGCCTGATTAGTACCGTTCTTTCCTTCTACTTTACGCTTAACAGTTACAAAATCACCACGTTCATCACCTTTATTTTTTACTGACAACCCATCGTCTTTAACTTTAGCAAGGTTTTCAGCATCCAGACTTACATCAATAGTCCAGCATGGTTCAAACGTAGTGTTGGGCTGCGAGATAGAAGCCCAATAAGCAGTACCTGATATTACAGTCATCGTATTCCTTTCAAGTTATAATGACTAACAAGTTCTAACATACTCTATATAGCACTGTCAACAAAAAAGTCAATGGATACGTTCAATAATTATATCCATAGCCCATTCGTGTTCAGGAACATAAGACTCAAGTTCGTCTAAAACTTTTAGAGCATCCTGTTCTGTTTTAAAGATTTCAATTTTAGTTCCGGCATCATTAGTCATTGGATTAATGCTTTCAAGAATACTGGAAGTAATTTCATCTGAACAATACTCTACTAATATATAAGACATTCTGCATCCTTTATGTAATCATTTCTAATTCTTTCCATTGGTTGGAGATAAGCATATCTGATACTTTGTCTTCTCTAAGCTTTACAGTGTTACGGTTTTCTTTAATGTCTTTGGTATCTTTACCTTGATAAAAATTACCACCATTTTTATATGACATTAAACTAGGATGAGAAGACCAATAAGTAGCAGCATTGTACACATTATATAACGTTCCTCCATTATTTGTACCGTACTTTTGATAAGCACCACGACCAGTAATGTGTCTGCTTTCTTCATCGAAAATCTTCATAAGGTTAGATAGCATAACCTTATTGCCAACGTTCTTTCTTTCAACGTTATCAAAACGTTTAGCTATTGTATTTTTAAATAAACTAATAACTGATTCACGATTTACAGGTGTATTATACCATCTTTTCATCTGATCAATACCATCACCACTAATAAATTTAGTAGCTGTACCAATTTTTCCTGCAAAGCCAACAAGATCAAAGTTCTTACTATGTCTTCCATATACATGAGCAAGTTTATTACCAGCTACCAGAGTGTTCCAGCACTTAGAACGCCACACACCCATCATACCATTATTAGCCCATGTTCTGTTATGTGATGTACGAAAAACAAACTCAGGAATAATCAATTCACTTTTACCTTTTCCTAACCAGCCTTCACCACCATCAAGAAAAGTTTCTTGTCCGTGAAACTTAGCTTTAAGTTCTAACTGTTGTCCTTTATTTAGTACATCAATAGTAAATTCTGTGTCAGTTAGATCAAGTTTTGTAGATTCATCTTGAGATGCTATCGTTAAAGCTTCTTCAATGTTTTGAACAATATCTATATATTGAACTGGTGTGTAGTCTTTAGATACTATAGCAAGAGGCTGACCTGTATCAGTGCGTTTAAGAACTTTACCAAGTTCTTCAGGTACATCAGGAATATTAAAAGTATCTACGTTAAATTCAATTTGACTGTGATCAAACATTTGCATTGTCTTTACCTTTAAGTTATGAATGAGGATCGTCCCTCAAAAGAGGGGACGAGCCGAATGGATCTTTATAACTTTAATTGCTTCAGGATAATCTTCTTTCACCTCACATTCTGTTTCATAAAATAGAACTGTTTTTTCTATTGTACCAGTACCATCACACTCACCACAGTAATGTCCTATAGACGTTACTATATCATTATATACTTTACCATCTTCACAAACATTACAATAGTTTTCTACTAACCATGCAGTATTTGAAATCATCTACCTTGTCCTCTATATTTTTTCCAAGATAGTCTTTTACTTTTATTATTAGGTTTAGATCTAACACTATATCCTATTGATGTTCTTTTTTTAATCCGATGTAAATTAGGATCGTATGTACTTGTAGCTTTTTTAGCCATGATTATCTAACCAATCATCATAATCGTTTTGAAAAGATTTAAGTTCTTTTTCAATGTAATTATTAACATCAACTACACTTAAAGAAGCACCGCTTTGCTCAATCTTATGTCGTATCATAGGTACAATCCAAGGATCAGAACCGTTAAAAGCATAGTCAAGAATTTCTTGTTTTGTTTTAAACTTAGGTATAGCCATATCAATCTCCATTGAAGTGAGGGAAAGCCCCTCGTTGTAAGGGGCTTTACCGAACTATTATATGTGAACTTCGTAGCTTTCTACACTTCCATATTTAGTATTGTTTTCTTTACATGTTTTACATATAAACATATTCTTTTCCATTATACTTTTTTCTTGACAGGTTAAACACTTACGTTCTCTGTATTTACCTTTTTCTTTTTTCATTTTTATTTTTAATTGTTCTTGTTCTATTTGTCTAGCTATTTCTATAAAAGAAAATTTTTCTTTAACTTTGCTTTGATAAGTTTCAGATTTCATACCCTTTTTAAATGTTCCACCATTACGATTAACAATACCAATGATTACATTTTTTGTTAATTTTCCTCTTGAATTTTCAGCATATAATCTTTTAGATGTTGGGCTGTTTGCTATATCTTGTGCATCCATACCATCATACCATGATTCTAATACAAATCTTTTAAATTTATCTGAGTTCATTTTATTTCTCCTCCCTCTATCTGTTTCTTTAAGTGTTCCAATCGCCAAGAACCATCAATTAGTTTTCTGTACTCTGACATCAACATGTCACCCTCACAGTTTTCTATATGTTCTACTGTGTCAACAATAATATCATGCACTTTAAGAATGTATTCTTCTAAAGTATAACTATACTTATCGTCCGTAGAATAGTTCCACTGATATTTCTTAGTCATTAGATTAAACTCCTATTTATCCTGCGTTAAATGATGCACAAATTATAGCACCGGGATAGATATCACTGTCTGGTTCACTCACGACCTCACCTAAATACATTACTTTTACAAGGCCGGGATACGCTACCCAACTATCATACATACTAAAATCACCTGACCCACCGTTGGGGTGTATCTGCTGTGCTTCTGCTGCACTATCAGCAACCACCACGGCACTATCGTAGGTGTCGTAACCTGTGTTGATGTTCTGGTGTAATCTAAATAGTTTCATTCTATGATCTCTACTTCTGATTCAGTGTTTATCCAGACTTCTGCACCACAAAAGAGTGGTTTATCAGGACTATATTTTACTGTACATGGTCCTGTTATATGAACTTCTTTTTGATAAGTTTCCCACTCCCAATGAAGTGTAAACTCAAGACCTGTTTCTTTTTCGGTTTCTTTGACTTATTCTTGAGCTTCTTTTAATGTGGGAGCATAAATTTCTAGATATTGTTGAGTATCAAAAACCCATAATTTATCTTTCATTTTCATCTCCATCAAGAATATCCCACCAAGCATTCATTCTGTTATCCAATCTAATGCACCTTCAAGATACTGATTCATTTCTCTTGGTGCCATACGGGGTGTAAGAGGATGTGATCCATTATAGTCTATTAAAGCATAGCCACCATAACATGCGGCATGATCTAGCTCAACCTTTAAAACATTTATTCTTATTTTTTTATTTAAAAGATCTACTTTTTTCTGAAGACTTTTTTTCGTTACTCGGTATTCCATTTGTATCTCCTATATAAAGAGGGAAAGACCCCTCACAAGAAGGGGTCTTTACCGATCAGGCACTCATATAAATATCTTCTATCTCCTGATCAAAGTCAGTTATTCTTTTTAGTTTATTTAATTGATGAGGATATTCAGATAACAGTCTGACAAATTTACAGTTATCCCAATTAGGAGATTGAAACTTTTTAAGTAATGAACATTGAAACTCTTGATTTCTTTTTGTTCTATCATTTAATGATGGATAAAAGGGAGCTTCATTTATTTGATGTAGCCAACCAAGCCATTCAAGTATAGTACTTTTATTTGAATTATCATATTTTAGTTCACCATTTTTAAATATCTTACTATTTAAATGAGATCTAGAATTTGTTTTATTAAATATAGCAATTAACATTTGTATTGTTATATGTTTATGTAGTTTAAGAAACTGTTCAAAAGCTATATAAGAATCTGTATTAAACTTTACATAGTAACGTAAATAATCTTGAAGTTTCCAGTTACGCTGTGTTGTAT